GATTTCTGTAGACGAATTGATCGTCTTCGGAGTCCACGTAAGGTCCCGGAAGTTTCTAACATCCAGGATCTTTTCACAGTACTTGACGAATTTCGTCGAGAGACCGTGTTTCTCCTCTGAGATTATTGATCCACAGCGGAGATGTGTAGCAGTGATCAACCTTAAGTAAGGTTTTGGTCCGACCGCAATGTGGTCGTCTCCTGCTACATTCAAGGTTCTCCAATCGATACGAATGGGGTCCCAAGGTAACTTTTGTAGGTATTTGCGTATCGCAATGTCCTCAACCGTAAGGTTGTATAAAGTTAAAATGGCTTTCGTCATAGGTTCTCCCATGAAAATGCCATTGGTGGCGTCAAAGCTTTCATTGATAGCTGAGATTTCACAGTGTCGGGGCGCAATTATTAATTCGCTAGACACATCTATGAGGGCTCCGGCTATGCCAAGCCCATCACAGAAACCTTTTAGGATTTGCAGAGCAATTCCCTTAGGTAGTACATCAGTCGAAGCCGTAAGGTCAGATGATATACAAGCGAAATCTTTTTTATAAAAAGTATTCGTTCTCTGAACCGAGTATAGGAAATTCCAAGCTTGGTCAGATCTCGTAAGCCCCGACTTAGCCGAGGGATGCGATGACAGGTACTCTCTCATAATATGAGAGGGGGCCTGTTGTAAGGTGTTGACCCACCAGAGACTGGTGGTCACGATTCTTACTTTCCCCCCCGGTTCTGGCGCTGCCAGTACTCGGGTTGGAATTACTCTATCTGTACGCTTCCATTGGAGGTATTTCAGATAAGCACAGGCAAGGATCTGGAGGCCAATGGCTTCATCGAATCCTTGTTTGAAGGGGTTAAAACCTGCCAAAGTATCTTTGAGGGTTTCTCCGAATGGTGTATCGAGTTCGTAGTCATAGACTTCATCTCGGAACCATGTTCTCCATCGTGGGACATCTTTGATGTCTTTCACGGTGGCGAAACCAACGTCTATATCCTTAGTTTCTGAGGGGACGTCGGTAAGGATTGGGATGATATCATCCAACATTTCCTTTGCCCTACCTCCTTCTTCGACTGTTTTAGCATAGCTACCAGCAGTCGCTAGAGAGATATGGGAGTTAAGATTATTCTCGTGGCCTTTAGCCCGGATAAACTTACCAATATGATAGGCTGAGTTATAAACTTCAGATTCTATCGTATTATCAGGTTTATAGTCTTTGGTAACCATTGACTTAAACTTGTATAACGCTCTACTTTCAGCCTGTTTATCCCCATTAGGGAGGTTTCGAGTAGAGGTTAAATGAGCAATATCTGTTAGATCTTGCTTAGAGGGGTTCCACCCTGGCATTACCATGGTGGCCACTCTAGGGTGTTTGAGTAAACCTTGAAAAAGGTTCCCAGAAGATATCTTCGGGGGAGATAAAGTCTCCGACTCGGATGCCATTACCGTGATGTAAGAAGTTACTTCTTTCCAATCGCGAATTACTGTTGAAATCGAGGAAACCCCGACTTTCAACATGTTCCGGACCATCTTCTTAACCATAGGTAAAGAAGGCGATTCCCGAAGGAATATGGTCCTATCAAAGAGCATAAGGTTATCAATGATAGCCATTATGCACTGTTCTATTCTCTTGATAGATGCTATGCTTCTACTAGAGAAAAGATTCGAAAACGGGTCTGCAAAGCAGAATTCTGTCTTCAGTCTTTTAAGGAGTAATCTCCTCCCTTTAGGAGAGAAATTACCTTTTCTAGTTAGCCCCCTAAGGAGGCTGCTAGACTTTCCAGGGAGGATAAAGTCCTCGTTGGAGAAGGTTATGGGGATATAGATACTATATCCCTGGCGCCTTTTGAC